TCATCTAGGGAGCGAGGCTTTCGTTGTGGTTCCATTTGATTTTTCTAAAACTTTATATGCAGATGCGCAGTCTGAAAAACCTAGTAGATGTGCATTTTTATCACTACTATCTACTAATCTAGCAATGTTCCTTCGGATATTTTTCCATCCATATCTTTCATTTATTGGTGTAACTAAAGTTTTGATGATAAAAATTACTATCGCTAACTTATTAGAAGGATTCCCATTATTACTCTTATTAACGTTATACAAATAATCTTTCCAATCACTCCTGCAAACGGGCTTCGTCTCTAACTGAAGGTCTATTACATTAGCATTGTGTGCACATGCATTCCTAACAAAATTTATACATTTTAGCCATGATAATAATTCAATATCCGTACATCTAAACATTTTTGAAAGTTTTCGTTTATTTCTAGTAGACATAATTTCTACTAATCTAACAAGTTCACCAAAAGTAAGAACTTCCACAGCTAACCAAATACTTGGAAAATTATCTTTTTCTTTATTCTTTTTTAATTTTATATCCTCGGTGCACGATCTAGATGTAGCTCTTAGTAAATCTTTTTTAAAGAAAAATTGTCGCTTTTCTATTTCAAATTTTGAGTATCTATTTTTATCACACCATTTTGAAAAAGAAAGATAACCAAAATCGCCATATTGTTCTCCTAAAATAAAAGCAACCCATGTTTTCAACGCAACCTCAATTTTCTCTATTGCATGTAACAAATGAATTCTTAAATTTTTATCTTGATAGTATCTTTTCAAAACATCGGAAAAATATATTCCTTTGTAATCATATACAGTATTTTCATTAACAATTTTCTTATTAGCTAAAGGCGCAGCAAACTGCTTAATTCGATAATATCCTATAACTTTTAATTTTTCTACATCTTTTGAGGTCATCTGCATGCCTCTTTCTTCAAAAAGTGCCATTTGTTCATCAAACGATAATGATAGTGGTTCCTTCATATTTTTCCTCCAAAATAAAAAAACCCCCATGTCAGTACGTGACTGTCCTAAAAAGGGATGGGGGGATTGTCTTCTTTTTTAAAGAATAATATACTTTTAAAATATTGTCAATAGCTTTTACTTATTTGAATGGACCATGACGGATTCGAACCATCGACCGAACGGTTATGAGCCGTTTGCTCTAACCAGCTGAGCTAATGGTCCTGAAAATAAAAAAAACCGCACTAGGCGGCCAACAAGAAAGAGGTGACAACACATGCCACTTACTAATTATAGCTCTATAATCTTGTTTATCAGTAATAACTTACTGCAATAACATAATACCATATGAAATTTCATTACGCAATACATTGACTCGAAAAATGTTTAGGGTGTTTCCGACAACATGTATCTGGTTTCTTGTCCAAGAGTATTTTTAAATCTTTCGATTTGTATTCGAAACGTTGAAACTTGCAGTTAGCTAATAAATCAGCAACTTGGATTAAAGGTTCCATTTTAGAATCCATATATTCTACTTTGAAATCTACATCTGATTCTAAAAAGTATTCGCAATTTTTATATTTTTTCTTAAAAACTTTATTGATATAATTTTTAAAACTATCTCGATTAGCTACGTTGGTCTGGCTTTGATTATCAATATACAAATTAACTTTTTTGATGTTTCCATATCCAAGTTTTTCCATTTGTTTTAAACAGTCTTCTACTAATCTTCTCAATATATAATTTTTGTGTAATTGAACTGCCTCCCGATCAAAGAAATCTACAGTTAGCATCGACACTTTCGAAACTACGTAAATCGGATGTATATCTTCTCTAACAACTTTCTTTAGCAGTCGTTTCTTCTGCCAGTGTTCCATATTGCTAGTTTTAATTTCTCTACTAGTATGAAAAAGTTGACGCTTCGTTTTAGAAAAGGCCGATTTTACTTTTGCTTCCTCCGAGTCTAAACACCAAAAACCCCCATAAACAAAATAATCAGAATAGTAATTAGAATGTAATTGACCTGAATCATCAATATAAATTGAAATTTCCACTTTGATTCACCTCCCCCTATTAAAAGGATACGAACAAATAATTTTTATGTCAATCTATATTTATAACATACATCCATTACAGTATAAAATATAATTTTTAATTACAAACAGGTAAATCAACTTAATTATAAATCATAAACTATAAACAATAAAAAACGACCACCTTATTGAGAAAAGGCGGTCTGCGTGAAAAAATAAGAGTTTAAATATGTATAAATATTTTACAATATCTGTTTTTTGAGTTCAATATTTTTATGTAAAAAAAGCCGCCTCATTGGGGTAAGGCGACAAGAGGTAGTGATAAAATGAAAAATAAAAATTGTTTGGTGAATATATTTTACCGCTTTCTTTTCTATATTTCAATAAAAATAAGACTCTCTATATAAAATAGAGAGCCACGTGGAAATTAAGAACCCAGGTGACCTTTATTAAAAAGGTCTACTACTATTCTATACCAATGTTCACTATACTTCAATACAAAAACACTCCTATCTTTAGGACTTGGAAAAAGATAGGAGTACCCTTCTCTTACTCGAGATGCTTCTTAGAAAGAGAGAGAAGTGTGATTTTTAGGTAACCACATTTTAAAACAATTATTCTTAAATTTCAATACCTTTTATACAAAAAATAGGTACCAACTAAGATACCCGTTCTTTTTAAAAATTTAAACGTGATGTACTTTCAACTAAAAACTAGCTGCACTTTAATCATTTCATTCTACATTTCAATATAATTCAATGAGACTAAACAAAAAATTTCTTGATCTATTATGTACCACCCTCAAATTGAGGGCTTTTTTTATTTTACGACTGGAAACATAGCTTCTAAGCGATGATACCAAGGAGCGTTTTTGTTCCATTTATCTTGTCCGTAGAAAGGAATATCTTTTCCATTGTTTCTCTTGTATAGGTCCTCAATGACTTTCATTTCATCTGGATGAGACACACGTCTTGTGTTAACTCCGTTACAAAACATTACCGTCCAAGCATCTCCATTCCATTCTAGTTTACCTGTTTTTGAATTAATTGGTCTTTCGTATAAACATTGCATAGTCGTTTCTCCACCTTTTATATTATTTTGATTGTTATTATTTGAATCGCCATTGCCTTCGTTTGGATTACCCATATATTTTTTTATTTGGCTAATAAAATAGTCTTTTACGGCATTTGTTTCTTTTCCATGCAATTCCCACGAACGGTGAGGGCATGCCGTAGGAACGAATTCTTTGTGTAATCTTACAGTATCTCTATTAGGTTGCATGCCCCAAAACTTCATATCTTCAGCAACTTGTTTAAATGTCATTTGTTCATTCGCTAAGAAATCGGCATCGCTAGCACCCATTGATTGACATACTTCATAGCCAACATAGTTCAAATTCCCATCTGGATTCGCTGTGTGCCATGCTGCATTGAATGTATCTTCTACACGTGCAATTGCATTTCGATCAATATAATAATGAGCAAAGCCATTCGCCAGTTGTGTAGGAGACATTACAGCCAAGGCATTGACGTATTGTGCAGCTGTAGCATAAATACTTCCGGCATCATTATGAATGACAACACCTTTTGGCGTTGCATTGGGACGTCTCCCAGCAATCCCACTGCAAACAGATTGATTAATCACTTGCACCATCTTTAGGTTCACCACCTTTATCATTTTCATCTTTTAATTTACTTAAATGCTCCTTAACCCATGAAGGAAAGGGAACGCCTAACTGCCCTAAGTTTTCAATAATGGAAATGCCATACACTGCTATATAAAATAAGACAAATCCAGTAGCGATCGATTCTAAACCCATGATTTTCAAGTATGGATAGGCAACGCTTATTAAGCAGACCACTAGTAAATGTTTTACTAATCCTAGCAATCCTTTTGTGCTATTTCCTTCCTTAATGAAAATACCTTTACATAACCCTGTTAAGATATCCCCTAACACAATCCAGACAAACACCTGAATAAAACCGTTAGAAATCATATTCTTGAATTCTAGTATCAACGCTTGATTATCAATAATCACCATATTTTCCACCTTCCAATAATAAAAACCGCTTAGCTTTTTGCTAAACGGCTTCATTTTAAAATTCAATCTCTATACTAATTCTGTAATATGCATCGACGATAGTTGCGTATTATCAAGTTGCTTATCTGCTGCTAATTCTAAACGAAACGCAAAATACTCGCCTTTTTTTAGTGTGACGTTTAAGTCAAAGGCTGCGACATTTTGATAATTCAAACCGCCAACAGCTCCGACTGCTGATCCAATACCTAAGTCACCTACACCTTCATCTAGTCCCTTATCTATATGAGTATAAGCATATAGAACACCTCTCGAACCGCCAACTTGATATTTAACAGTTCCACTTACATTTAACTTGCAGTCTCTAAGCACTTTTGCTTGCCATCGACCACTATTCCATTCTAAGGGATTACTTTTCATAGGTAATCCAAGTCGTTGCCCTACGTTGCTAAATTCTGGTCCTAAGTTGTATCTTGCCTTATTTTTGAATCCAGGATGATTAGTGCCAGGCGAATACCAAGCTTCAAAAGGTTGTTCTTTTTCCACAAGCATTTTATTCCATGGTGTCCAAGTCGCTGGACTGCCTTGACGACTACGGGTGTATGTTTCACCTTTATACATATACGTTTGACTTACAAATGTATTATCAGCATAAACAACTAAAGCACCATAAGCTGCACCCGAATAAGGTCTGTTTGCTCCAGAAGCTCCAAAAACGGTATAAATACCTGCATCTAGAATTTTATCCCAATCTTGCGAGTTAACAACTGTTTTTTTAGCAACAAACAATCCATTTTCTGCTTCAGTTTTGTTAATAAATAGATCAGTAGAATCAGTCTTGCTATATGCTCCCACTTGCTCAGCTGTCACTTTATGTGGATTTTCTTTATCGTCTACATGATCATTTAATTGTTTTGATTTAACAAACCCACTTTTTTCTAAAACGTTTTGGACATTAACACTAATTTCTAATTGAATAGCTGAATAGTCTATATCTAAATTAGCTGTTGTTACTCCATTCGATGGATCTGTATAATTAATTAGATATATAACCCCTTCGCTAGTAATGAAATTTTTGTCTGTTATTTGCGCTGATATATCTTTATACTCTCCAGCGCTTTCTTGGATTTGAGTTGCCCATGAATCTGTTGACTCAATGTAAGTAGAAACTTTAATTGTTTTGTTGTTTGGCGAAGTTGCTTTAGCACGTTCGCTAATAGTGAACGCTACAAAGCTATCTTTTAATAAAGATACCGCTTCTAATAAAGATACCGCTTCTTCTTGATTTAATCCTTCGAAAATTTGAGGAATTAATTTTTTTGCAGCTTCTAAAGCATTGAATGAACCTAACTGTTGTGGGATAACTCCAGTTTGTGTTGAACCACTACTTACTCCAGAATCATCACGGCTTACTAATTTATTGTATTCTGCTTGAGAAACTTCATTCCATATATCTTTTGGTTTTTTTAGCGATTTAGCAGTTACATCCGTAAAATATTGATGCGCATTAGTTGCTGTATTACCTGCCGTTTTCCCAGAAAAATCCATAGGAATTTTTACATTTGTTGTTCCTGACAGTAATGATACACCTTCCGATTTAGTCATACGATCGTTAAAATCAACCAGTAATCGAGTCGCTAATGTCGGTTGCGTTACTCCTTGAGTATCTGTTCTAGCTTGTACGATTTCAGGGTTACTATCACCTGCTTCACCGACCAACTTGTCAAAATCATTTCTTAGAGCATCGAATTCTTGTTTATTATTATTTGCCGTTGAAACTGCGTTTCCTGCAATCGTAATTGCCGTATTAGCATTATCCATCGCTTGATTCGCCGTTGCATTTGCTTGAGCCCCTGCTTCTTCAGCAACTTTGATTGCCTCTTTACCAGCGGTATCAGCTATTTTCTTCGCATCATCAACGCCGTTTTTTAATTCTTCTTGATACGCATCTACTTTTTCAGATGAAGCATTTGATTGATCCAAAATCGCATTAATTTTAATTCGACCTTGATTGAGTGTGTCGGTTTCTTTAATTTGCTCGATAGCCATGTATATCACTTCCTATTCTGCATTAATGTATTCAATCGTGGCTTTTTGTAAAATACGATTTCCTATCTTGATGAATGGCGAACTATTATCAATCAGTTCTGCAAAATAATCATCTAACGTTTTACCTGATTCATCATTAATTATAAATTCTTCTTGTTTGCTAATTAGTTTTACTGTTAATCTCATTTAAAATTGTCCTCCTAATTGTGATTGTATAAAAACACGACAAATAACTTGCGCTTCGATTCGTGCAAGTTTGTTAGGTATTATCTTGATTGTATGATTACCTCTAGAGATTTTACCGCCACTAGTTTTCCTAAGGTAATTAAC